CTTCTATATGGCATTTGCCACTCACCATTGGTTTCTACGAGTCAAGGCACTCTACCTGGGTAATCCAGGCAGGGACCCATCTTCTGCGCACTCTCACTACCACTTTTCCAATATGGATAGTTCCTTCAAGCATTCCGTCTTGTCGGAACCACTCGTGGTACGTGAGATCGTCTGCATCCTGGCCAATTATAGGGATCTTCTGTTCTGAAAAGACAGAAGCCTTATAATATCGTTGTCCAATCATCATCTTGGAATTCAGATGAAAATTGGTTGGTTGATAAGACCAAATACCAATTCCATTCGGAACGGTATACAATGGATCAAATCCAGTAGTTGTATTAAGTAAGGTCAATATCTGTCTGCGGACAGAATAGAGACCGAACATAAGGCAACTATTGGCTAGATCGATCAGGGTTGGAATATTACTAAATGCCTTACCTACGACATCTCCAGGGTAATTCCTGGGTAGTCGCAGGGGAGTAACGTCCCTTCCATTGAGACTTTCTATTCCGCATGATTCACGGAATGGTTGGTCCTTCTGGAAAAAGGATTTCGTTACATTAGGTGTAAAACCGCATCGCGATAATTTCGCGAGCAGGTTGGGGACATGGGAGTGATGAATAATAATATCATCACCGAATACCCGATATCTCCTATTCCTTCCAGACGAGCGCTGGATTGCCAATTCGCATAAAAGGGAGAATAGAATGCACTCGATGGGGAAGCATAATGCTGAACCCATCGGCGCAAATTTATTGACCCTTACTTCCGTGTTTCCAATACGGACGTCTCTGCTACGCAGGCATATTAATGCCTCGTAAAGCGGAGTTTTGCGAAAGACTTGTTCGATAAGAGCAAAGGAGATAGAATCACTTGCATTAGAAAGATCGATTGTCGCGTAATTGCGAGATTTCGAAGCTTCAAGTGCAAAATTACGTGATAACTGTTGATTTGTAAAGGACACTTTACGTTTTAAGTAAGGATGATTCTCTACATAAACCATCAGTTGCCGCGCCACATATTGCTGCCAGTATTGCAAAGAACAAGGTTCCTTACAAATGGTACGATATGTTTTGAGGCTCTTTGGCACGAACACTACCTCTGCCGTCCGGGTTAGTTTCCCCGGAAGGATAGGATAGTGTAGTTGCCAATCCTTAACGTTGCGAGAAAGGAAGTAATACAGCATTTGATCAATATCAAGTAAATGATATTTTTCATAAACTGTAATTCTCCCGTATCCTGCAACAGCTCCAGGACCATGTTTAGGGACAGCATCTTCGTCAAAGGAAAAATCGCGAAACCATTCTTTCGCCTTATCCTGTAAAAAGGATATGTCGTCAGGATCGAATCGCAATTGTCCTAGGCGGAGATCATTGTCTCTATAGTCCTCTATCAACTTATCCTTAATATCCAGCGTAATATTAACACGTTGGATGAATTTCAGGACTGTATTGATAGATCGAAAAGAGACCACCTCATCAGCTGTTTTGCTCAAGCACTCCAACGGCATTATTAAATGACCAGATTGTAGTGCTTTACCGAGCCTCTCTCCTTTAAAGAGAGACCAGATAATAGTAAAATTATCAGGTTTGCGTAATAACGCATCTGAACATTTATCTAGAAATCTGGTTAAAAGCTCGATATCACATGATCCAAGAAGATAAAATACTTGGATCAAGTGCGAATAGAGCGAACAGCGGAAAGAAGGGTCAGCAAGGTCCCATATAGCGAGCATCCACAACCGACACGCAGACTTCAATTTGTTTTGATCTGCTATCGGTAGTGGAATACCGCCATGGGTGATCTCATACTGGGCAAGGTCGAAGACTTTGCTTAACTTGTTTATAAAACGAGCAGTTGAAATCATCTCCTTATACCTCCTATAAATCGGTAGGTATTAGAGAACCTCTGATTAATGCTTTAAGACGGGTTGTTGTTGTTGAACCTGTCTCGTAGAACCCGCTCAACATTCGGGCTAACACTGTTTGTATATGAGTTTCTGTCAATTCTTCAATGGCAGGAACTTTAACAACACAGTGTACCGAAATGGGAGCGTCAACCCTAAAACTAGGATCCTCACTATCTGTGATAGAAGCAACCTCTGTTAATTGTATTAACACAGATGCACCTTTCAGAGATGGCGCTTGGTATCCTGGGGATATACCAGATCCCGTATAGGCATTCTCAACAACTGAGTATGCAATACGGAATTTCTCTGGTCTGTCAATTGGAGACGTTATATTAGTTAAAACTAATTCGTCTTTCTTATCGGTTTTGACTCTGAAGTCAGCCCCGAAGTTGACAGATCCCCTTAAAAGATTGAGGGTTGGGGAACCGCCTATGGCGGTATCCGTGTAACCAAAGTCGATACTTTTGGACATATCTATGTCCTCCTTTCAAAGGAATGGTGGATGATAAGTCATCCCCGTAAAACTATTGACGTTGAACTACAAGAGATACCCCGTTGACGACTTTAATACCAGAGAATTTCGCTGGTTTAAATTCGAGCTCGGGGCGCGGCATGGTACCACGAGTAACTTTCCTATCGTAAAGCGAATAGGATATGAAACCGAAAGTACCCTGCCAAGCAGGCAACTTAGATTGGTAACTTACCTTCTGTGTGATTAGC